CGCACATCATGGGTTTCCACACAGCAGGCAGCTCCATAAAAGAGAACCTTTGTGTTGCAGCAATTGTCACACAAAAAGACCTGCACGATGCAATAGAATATTACACATCGTTGGATCCTGGGTGCATACCTTTGACCAAAGAAGATGATCTCAATATGTTGGACATGTTGGATGGTTTCGTTCCTGGCAAAGAGCCACACCACAAGTCTCCATTGCGTTACACCACGGATGGCGCACAGTTCTCCGTACTGGGGACTACAGGAAAGAACAGCACTTTCCAATCCAATGCACGGCCTACTACCATAGCTGAGTCTGTGGGTAAGCATTGTGGGATCGATACTAGTATTTATCAACCCCCTGTTTCCAAACCCAGTTACTTTGGTCCTCAGAATAATGCAGACGCGGCTGCTGTACCCGCGGATGATTTTCCAGACGAGGCATTGCGCTGGGCGCGTAAAGATTTGTGGGAGACTCTGAACATGGTGAAAGAACACTTCCCACACGAACATCACCCGCTGACACGTTTCGAGGTTATCAATGGCACTGGCAGAATGTTTGAAGATGCTATGAACCGTCAATCAGTATGGGGTCAACCCCTATCGGGTGTCAAGGCGAAAGATATGTTCCAGAACACTGACATCAATTACAAACCTTCTCCTGACTATGATGGGCCCATTTGGGATGTAGACCCAAGCATACATTCATTGCTGGACAGGATTGATGCTGCGTACAGCAAAGGCGCAGACATCAACCCAGTTTTCACATCTTGCGTCAAGGATGAGATACACACCAAGCCGAAAGCACGAGTTTTTGAAGTCGCTCCTATGCCTATCACTATGAAAGGCCGGGAATTGACTCTCACCACATCTTCGTTTCTTAGACTCACAACGGAGTATTCGGAATGTGCTGTTGGTGCCAATTGCCACGGTTTGGATGGTACATTTTTGTATAATCGGGCTGTGTATTTTGGTGTCCATAGGTTGATTGCTGGGGATTTTGCCAAGTATGACAAGCGCATGCCTGTGTCAATATTGCTCCAGTCTTTGAGCATTTACGAACAAGCTATACGCGAGTGGTGGGCTCTCACTGATGAGCAGAGGAGTATGCGCATACAATCTTTCCATGCCTGGAAGTTGGATGTTGTGTATCCCACTGTGGACTTCTTTGGAGATGTCATACAAATGCGTGGTGGATATTTCCCTAGTGGTGTCCCAATCACTGCTGACTTGAACGGCTTGAGCAATTCGATAATTCACAGAGCTGTTTATTACATGTCTTTTGTCCGCAAGAATGGGTCTCCTTTGAACATACCACCTTTCCGCGTGATGGTTGCCTTGCTCACTTACGGCGATGATAGCATGGGGTCTGTCAGTGTGGAATGCGATTGGTTTGACATGCAGGTAATGTCAGAAATCTGCGCCGAATTCGGTATCGTGTACACTGACCCATCCAAGAACAGTGGCGCGCATTTAGCGAAATTCTTGGAGCTGGAAGAGCTGGATTTTCTCAAGAGGAATTTCAATGTTATCCATGAGTGCGGACAACGCCTTGGTGCATTGTCGCTCAAATCCTTCTACAAACCCCTGTGTATGGTGTTGTGGGACAACAGGCACGCACTCAATATGGATGAACTTTCCATCGAGAACATGAATGGTTCCATGTTCGAAGCTTTCAACCATGGAAGAGCTTTTTACAACAAGCACCAAGCAGCAATGAAGGAGGTCGCTGAGGAGTGCAATATTCCGATGGCTAGCATCAAGCAAGTTTATCGTTCTTTTGATGAACGCTTGGAGGCGTGGCATGAGCAATATGGAGCACAAGTGGAGTACGTGCACTCCATGTCTGTTTAAGTGCAGACCGCCACGGTGGCGTAAAAGGACCCCAGGGAGCAAACCCAGGTTAGGCAAACCACTTTCTGTGTCATGGCACTTGCAATGTATTCCACGATACTGCAATGGAGAGCGCCACAGAATTAGTCGTGAAGAGCTTTGGAAGGTTTGAGCTAACCTCCATAAATAGCTAAATTGGCTTACTACAAATGAATACCCAAACAATAGAAATAATAAATGTGAAAATATATGTCAGAAGTGTAATAATATATGTACCTATGTGTGTCAACACTTTTGGAAAAATGAAACAGATGACGAGGACGTCCATTTCGTACCCGAAGCGGATCTCGCTGAGGCTGCTATTCATCCTGCGGAAGAGAATCACACGCAACAGACAATGCGTTTTGCGGATGGCTCTCCAGATGCGATGGACTACATTGTCAAATCAGGCGCTGATGAAACCCGCACTAGTCGCTATTCTGATGATGTTGGTTTGAAAGATTTCCTTTCCCGACCCATCAAGATCGACGCACGTGATTGGTCAGTCAATTCTAATACACACCACACATTTGATCCGTGGAGTTTATTCTTCACGAACAAACGCGTGGTAAACAGATTGAATAACTACAACGTGATGCGGGCTACTCTGAAGCTCAAGTTTGTCATCAATGGAAACGGCTTCTACTATGGACGAGCAATAGCTTCATACTTGCCGCATGCGATTTGGGATGATCTCTCTAAAAACAGATCTTTGGTAAAGGAGGATATTGTGCAGGCTTCGCAACAGCCCCATGTCTACCTTGATCCGACAACGTCCACAGGTGGAGTTTTGACTTTGCCCTTCATGTTCTACTTCGATTTCATCAACACTACAGATGGAATGTGGAACCGAATGGGAGAAGTCACTATTCGCAGCATCAATGAGCTTATACATGCAAATGGAGGAACTGATTCAGTTACCATCACTACATTTGCCTGGGCAGAAGACGTTGAATTGGCAGTACCCACATCAGTTGATGCCAGTGGCCTTGTGGCGCAAGCCGATTTGAAACTGGGTGGTGGAGATGAAACGGACGAAGCGAACGCCAAAGGCATCATATCAGGGCCTGCCACTTCTGTGGCGGCAGCTGCAGCCAAATTGAAGTCTATTCCTGCTTTGTCACCTTACGCCACTGCTACTGAAGTGGGGGCATCAATGGTGGCCTCTGTTGCAAAGGTCATGGGCTACTCTCGGCCTCCTGTGACTCGTGCCCCAGAGCCAATGCAACCACACAATGTGAGTTCAATGGCTTTGTGTACAGTTCCTGATGTTGTCAACAAGCTTACTGTCGATGATAAGCAGGGCCTTGGCATGGGCTCGGAAATTGCCGGAATCATGCAAGATGATCCTTTGTCTGTTGTGAGTATTGCCCAGCGTGAGTCGTACGTGACCACTTTTGATTGGCCTACATCAGCGGGACCAGACACTCTTATCTGGAACACTCGCGTGCATCCTAGTATTCACGCCAAGTATACATCTACTCCCTCTGAATTGCATCTACCAGCTCTTGCAGTAGCAGCTCTGCCTTTCCAGTATTGGATGGGAACAATCAACATTCGTTTTCAGGTGGTGTGCAGTGCATATCACCGGGGACGACTGCGTGTTGTTTACGATCCCAATTACCTGGAGGCTGATCCTGAGTATAATGTGAATTATCAGGAAATCATAGATTTGTCAGAGAAGCAGGATTTCACTATCTCGATCACGAATGGTCAAGAGCGTGGAGTTTTGCCGGTTCCTCGTGTTGCAGCTGAAGATCCATCCTTGTTCATATACAGTCCCACACGATTCACGAATTACAGAGATAGTAATGGTGTTGTGGGAATCTATGTTGTGAATGAGCTCGTTACTCCAAATACGACTGCGACATCAGACGTGCAAATCAATATGTTCGTGAGCGGTGGCAAAGACTTCAAGGTGTTTGCCCCCTGGAATGACATTTCTCATTATGAGTTTGTCCCCCAGGCTGATCTCGACATGGAGAAAGTTACTGATGGTGCTCATGCAGCAGCGCCTGTTTCTGAAAGTGTTGAGCCGCTTTCTACGAACAAAGCAACAGTCGACCAGATAACTGCAGTCTACGCAGGAGAATGCATTGGTTCATTCCGCCAACTCATTCGAAGATACAATAAGCACTCTACTCTTTTCTCACTCACCGGCACAGGGTTGAATGCTTATTCAGCTCGCCGCAACTCATTTCCGTATTTGCGCGGGAATGCAGCTGGTGCAGTAGATTCATCCCTTTCAGGTCCATACAACTATGCCTGGACTTCCGTCCTGCAGTATATCACTTTGTGTTTTGCTGGCTGGCGGGGTTCCATCAGACACCGTGTTGTACCTGTTGGTATTAATGAAGCAGATGCACGTATCGTTTTAGTCGCCAGGCGCTCAAAGGAGGATGGTTACTTTAACGACACAGATGCTTTGTCTGCGCCCTCTTCGTTGAACGTGGCGCGGTACAATGGCATCGTAGGTGCACAAGGCAGGTCAATGCCCCATGGCTCGGAAGGCATGGCATTGACCACTGCAACAGTGAATGACGTATTGTCTTTTGAGGTGCCGTACCAAATGCCGTATAGGTATGGTATCTCAAAAGCAGAAAATTTATCGGGCAGCGATGCGTGGTGTAACGCTTTCGAGGTTACCGCTACGTGCGATGCCAAGAACGACGCCTGGTGTGACTGGTATGTAGCAGCTGGTGAGGATTACCAAGTCTATTTCTGGACTGGTATGCCCCCGCTGTTCTACGACGTGACAGAACCATTACCTTCCCCTTAACATTTTACAAGTTTGTTTACATAATGCTTTAGAAAAGCTGCACTCATCGTGACGTGAGTGTGAGACGCAAGTCTCGAAGACATTTGAATAGAGTTCAACTCTAAATTCAGGTAGCCTCGAGGCTAGCGTCTCGAGGTCCCTTAG